TTCCAAGGTTTCGTTCGCGAAAACCCCTTGAGCGATGACAAGACCCCAGAGAATCCAATTCGCAGATTCATCATTGGTCCTCAAATCTTTACAACTATCAAAGGAGCCTTGATGGATCCTGAGTTGGAAGAATTGCCAACTGACTACCTGCGTGGTCTGGACTTCCGTATCACCAAAGGCTCCAAAGGCGGCTTTGCTGACTACAACGGATCCAAGTGGGCACGTAAAGAGTCCGCGTTGACCGAAGCAGAACAAGCCGCAGTTGATGCACATGGTTTGTTTGACTTGAGCACGTTCTTGCCCAAGAAGCCCACAGACGTTGAGTTGAAAGTTATCAAAGAGATGTTTGAAGCATCTGTTGATGGTCAGCCATACGACACCGAACGCTGGGGTCAATACTTCCGTCCTGCTGGTGTACAAGCACCTGCTGGGTCGTCAACACCAGCAATGACAGTAGACGGCCACGGTGATGTGCATGAAGTGGCAGCAAAGCCTGCACTCAAAGTAGCGGCTCCTGCTAGTGACTTTGATGACGAAGACGCACCAGCACCAACTGCTCCTGTGGCAAAACCTGCCGCAACTGGCAAGGCCGAAGACATCTTGGCCATGATCCGCGCTAGACAGCAGAAGTAATGAAAACAGCTCTGGATACAGAGCTGTTTCCAGATCTTTGTGAAGTGGTATTTTTACCACTTCACAATCAATGGGTTTATCTAATTCAGAAAAACGGAAACAGCAGTTTGAGACATCAGCAGAAAAGAGATAATCTTGCGGTGTTTACTAACAATGAGATTTCGGCGCTTGACTATGTAGACGTTTACATACGCAACCCCCGGGACAGATATGTTAGTGGCATAAACACATACCTGCAACATCTTCAACGCGATCATCCTGAATTAGATCTTTCTACGGCCCTTTGGTTTGCCAAACGATACAAATTTTTAAACACACATTACTTGCCACAATTTCACTGGTTGGCAAATCTCTCACGTTATCTACGTAACGACACAAAAATACGTTTGAGAAACTTCAAAGATTTTGGTGCAATAACTGATTTTGAATCTAGAGCAGAAGTTATTCCTCCCAGTAAAGACTTTGTTGTTGAACTGTTTAGAGAGAATCACGGCATTGAGTTGTGGCTGTATCTAGATCAAATACTTTTAGATCTAATAGGCCAAGAATTTACCTGGAGTGAACTCCTGGATTACTATCAAAAAAATTACAAAAATATCCTTGAACATGTATTGCCCAAGACTTGATCACTTTGTGAGATTCAATCCCAATGGTACTGTGAGTCGATGCGGCCACATGGTCAGTGCTCCTGAGTTTGACACTCTGGAACAAATGGACACTAGTGATTGGTTGGCCAATATCAAACGCAATCCAGATGTCTGGCCTAAAGAATGTGTACGGTGTCAACAAACAGAACAAATTAACAACACCAGCATAAGACTCAATGCTATCAAATTTGATAAAACACAAACACGCTCAGACTATCTCACCGTAGGCGGCGTACTAGACAATATTTGTAATAGTGCTTGTCAGTCCTGTAATCAAAATTTAAGCACCAAGATTGGAAGTTTGCTATCCAATGACTATCCTATAATAGACAACTCAGCAGCATTTTGGCGCCTACCGCTTGAACAAGTAGTACACTTGGATATCAACGGTGGCGAGCCAAGTGCCAGCAAGAACTATCGCAATATACTTAAAAACATTCCATCATCAGTGACCAGCGTTAGGATCAATACCAATTGCTCCACAGTCATACCAGAAATAAAGCAGTTGCTAGACAAAAACATACATGTCACAGTCACAGTGAGTCTGGACGGTATTGACCGTGTGCATGATTATGTGCGTTGGCCTATAAAATGGAATAATTTTGAAAAGAATTTAAACACCTATAAAAAAATAGGTGTACAAGCATTAAACACATGGACCACTGTGAGTGCATTGAATATTGGTGATTTGAGAAATATTTTTAAATATGTAAAAGAACACAAACTAGATCATTCGTGGGCACTGCTGGCGCAACCAGATGTGCTGAATGTAAAATACAGTAATCATCTTACACGAACTGCTGATGTTCCAGATGAATTAAAAAACATTGTGGCACAGGATCTGGACAACACAGTTGAACTACAACTATGGACATGCGCACAAGATCAGTTGCGTGGTATTAAACTATGGGATTACTATAAATGAAGATAGCAATCACAGGAGGCACAGCAGGAATAGGTCAGGCACTTGGTAACGAATACCTGGCTCTTGGTCATGAAGTACTACGTCTCAGTCGCCGCACGGGCCATAACATCCGAGTGATTCCTAAGATCGCTGACCTAATACAACCCTGTGACATGTTCATAAACAACGCACAAGCAGGTTATGCTCAGACTGAATTGTTGTTTGAGATGGCCCAGCGTTGGGCAGGCAGCGGCAAACACATCATGGTTGTCAGCACCATAATGACACAGTATCCGGTGAGTGTGTTACCAGGATTTGATATGATGGCCTATAGAATACAAAAAACAACTCTAGAACAAGCAGTAGGTCAAATACGAAACAGTTGTCCAGATATAAACATTACCCTGGTCAGACCAGGAGACATAGCCACCAGTGCTGACAAGACAGTGCCGCCTGCAGCTGACGTTGACAACTGGGCCAAGTTCTTGGTAAACACATTAGAAACAGCCAAAACAAATAATTTGGCTATACCAGACATCTCTCTAGGGCCACGATACCAATGACACCGCGAGACATGTTGACCAATCCCACATTTTGTCCCATGCCCTGGACCGGCCTGATGTACAACTTTGATGGCAAAATAAAAAACTGTATTCGTAGTGCAGGTCCTCTCGGTAACATAAAAGATCAGCCAATCGAATCCATACTAGTTGAGAACAATCTGTCTAGACAACAACAGATCGTTGAACAACAGCCAGTGGCCACTTGCCATACCTGTTATGATCTAGAACGGGGCAAACGAGGTTTTGATCATATCAGTGATAGGGTATTTTACATACGTGAATTAAAAAGCATACCAGTTGACACATATCAAGTTGGCAATTTTGATTTGCGTACTGTTGATGTGCGTTGGACCAATCTTTGTAATTTTGCGTGTGTGTATTGCGGCCCAGAATTCAGTAGCAAATGGAGCGATGAACTAAAAATACGTCATCAAACACCCACCGAGCAACAGACAACAGATTTCAAAAATTACATTTATGATCATGCTGGTCAACTCCGACATGTGTATCTAGCAGGTGGTGAACCATTGTTGATGAAGGAAAATTTAACACTATTGGAAAAATTAAACCCCAATGTCAATATCAGGATAAACACTAACTTGAGCAAGGTTGATACTCGAGTGTTTGAAGCTGTTTGTAAATTTCCAAACGTACATTGGACAGTAAGCGTAGAAACCCTTGCTGAAGAATTCGAATACATACGACATGGTGGATCATGGCTGGACTTTTTGGACAACCTTGCAATTATCAAACAGTTGGGTCACAAAATATCATTCAACATGTTGCATTTTTTGTTGAACTACAACTCCGTATTTGATTGTGTGGATTTTTTAAAAGCACAAGGATTTCACAACAACAGTTTTGTAATTGGGGCACTATTGACTCCAGAATACCTAAACATTAGACATTTACCTAAAAATGTGCTAAACTCAGTAAAGAACAAGTTACAAGATAGAATCAACCATAAACCTGGTTATTTGCTTGAAGATAGTTACAGAAATATGCTACACTACATTGATACACCGTTTGAAAAAAATATCAGTCTATCAATCGATAAATTGACAGAACTAGATCAGCGTAGGGGCATAGACAGCCGGAACATTTTTAAAAATTTTTACAAGGACATAGACCATGGGCAAACCATTTGACGTAAGCAAATTCCGCAAGGAAATCACCAAGAGCATTGACGGACTGTCAATTGGCTTCAACGATCCTACAGATTGGATCAGCACAGGCAACTACGCCTTGAACTATTTGATCAGCGGGGACTTTAACCGTGGCATTCCGCTGGGCAAAGTCACTGTGTTTGCTGGCGACTCTGGTGCAGGTAAAAGTTACATCTGTTCAGGCAACATTGTGAAGAACGCACAAGAGCAAGGCATCTTTGTTGTGTTGATTGACAGTGAAAATGCACTGGATGAAGATTGGCTCAAAGCACTTGGAGTTGATACCAGTGAAAGCAAATTACTCAAGTTGAGTATGGCCATGATTGATGATGTGGCCAAAACAATCTCCACATTCATGAGCGACTACAAAGCACTGGCCGAAGGCGAGCGACCCAAAGTTATGTTTGTGATTGATAGTCTAGGCATGTTGTTAACGCCCACAGACGTCAACCAGTTTGACGCAGGTGAAATGAAAGGCGACTTGGGTCGCAAACCCAAAGCACTCACTGCCTTGGTTCGTAACTGTGTGAACATGTTTGGTAGTTATAATGTAGGCCTGGTTTGTACCAACCACACATACGCAAGTCAGGACATGTTTGACCCAGATGACAAGATCTCAGGTGGACAAGGCTTTATCTATGCATCAAGTATCGTTGTTGCTATGAAGAAGATGAAGCTGAAGGAAGACGAAGATGGCAACAAAGTATCTGAAGTAAACGGTATCCGTGCAGGTTGTAAAGTTATGAAAACACGCTATGCCAAACCCTTTGAAGGTGTGCAAGTCAAGATTCCTTACACAACAGGCATGAGTCCATATTCAGGCCTGGTGGACTTAATTGAGAAAAAAGAAATGCTCAAGCGCGAGGGCAATAGTCTAGTGTTTACCACAAGCGATGGTGAAGTTATCAAGAAGTTCCGCAAGGCATGGGAAAAAAATGATGATGGTTGTTTGGACAAGGTCATGGCAGATTTTAGAAATCAGAAAGCAGAGGTAAGTACTCCGGAGGAAACAGCAGATGAGTGAAGCAATAGCCAGCGAAATTTGGGGAGAACTCAAGCGTTTTGTAAACACAGTGGACCGTGCCGAAGCCGCTGAGACTGTGATACAAATCTTGATGGATAATGATTCAGACGTGGAAGACATTCGCAACGCTTTCAAAGGCGACTCGGATATCAAACGTGCTTTGACCTCGTACCTTGACAACGACAAGGACTATGAGGCAGAAGACGAAGATGAGTACGAAGAAGAAGAAGACGAAGACGAAGACTGGGAAAACTGATGGCCGACAAGTTTTTCCCTATTAAAACTGATACTGCATGTCAGTTAAAATGGAGTTGGAGCACTTTGTATCTTTCTCAGAAACAGACAGCATCGTGCCACAGAACTGGTTGGGGAGAACTAGACGAAGAAAATTTTGATCAGTTTCATAATACTGATAAAAAGTTGCAAGAACGCAAGGACATGTTGGCGGGTCGATGGCCCGAACACAGTTGTCACTACTGTCGCAAAATTGAGCAAGCTGGTGGGTTTAGCGATAGAAAATTAATGTTATCAATCCCAAATCAGTATCCAGAAATTCTGGATACTGATCCTACAGCCATACATGTAGACCCAACTGTGTTAGAAGTTTTTGTCAACAACGTGTGTAACATGAGTTGTTTGTACTGTATACCAGGACTGAGCTCAAAGATAAATCAAGAAAATATAAAATTTGGAAAATTTAACAAAGGTGGAGTGATACTCGAAGCAGAAGAAAATCAAGCGCCAATACTGATTGACAAATTTTGGGACTATATGAAACGTAAATCTTCTGGACTTAAAAGATTCAACGTGTTGGGCGGAGAACCGTTTTATCAGCCTGAGTTTTATCAATTGTTAGATTATTTTGAAAACACCGCACACCCAAATTTAGAATTGGGTATTTCAACCAATCTTCAGATTAATTCAAGCAAACTTGAATTAATTTGCGAGAAATTTCGAAAACTTTTGGTAGATAGAAAACTCAAAAGGATTGATCTAACATGCAGCATAGATTGCTGGGGTCCAGAACAAGAATTTGTACGTTATGGATTAAATTTAGCCACCTGGGAAAAAAACTTTGAATACTTACTGCAGCAAAAATGGATCACTCTAAACATAAATCAGGCTATTAGTATATTAACAATAAAAACAATGCCTGAGCTGTTGATTAAGTTACAAAATTGGAGAAAGACAAGACCAGTCGGACACTTTTTTTCTAGCATAACTCCTCAACCTTCTTACTTGGTCGCGGGAATACTAGGCGGAGATACTTTCAAATCAGATTTTGATAAGATTATTTCATGCATGCCAGAGGACACCGAACAGCACAAAATAGCAAAGATATACATGCAAGGTATAATAAAAGAAATAGAACAGTCTGAGGTTGACATTGCCGAAATAGATAAACTACAAATTTTTCTTGACGAAAAAGATCGCCGTCGGGGCACTGATTGGAAAACTATGTTTCCTTGGTTGGCCGAGATTTGTGATCAGCATCTGAAAAATAATTCAGATAGTGTGTCCAGAGAGAACACCCATGTGGTATAGTCGCATAGTTGCTGGTTTAGATGCCTTGCCTGATTTTATCAGTCACTACGAGCGCGAACTTGAAGATGCCAAAAAGGATTGTAAAATCTACGGCATAGTTGAAAAAAATATCACCGCGTTACCTGGTATAACTGAACACAG